TGTTTTCTTCATCGGAAGCTCACCGTTCAGGTAATGGCGATATAGCCAGGCTGCGCCCTTCTGTTTCAATATTGGCTTGAAGGTGTCACGCATCTCGCCGTTCTCCTGCTCCACCTGACCAGGGCACTCGGTAAGATATTGATCGTGGGCGTAATGCTTAACACGCCAGCGAGGGTGCTTAGCTTTTGGCTGGTCATCAAAAAGCCAGTTGCACTCTTCCAGGAATGCGTTAACCGAGCGGGTATTGACACCATTAAGCTGTTTGCAGAACTGGACCGGGGTAATACCCCCGGCAAGATGATTTTCCAGTTTGTTGATGTAGCGAGCCTGACGATCGGCATAACCGACAGCAAGACGCTCAGCCTTTTGGGCTTCAACCCATGCTTCAGCGGCGGCTATAGGATCTTCGAAATCGGGTAAACCGCTGTTTGCAGGCGCCAGCTTACCTGTCCGGAAATCGATAAAAGCCTGGTTGACCTGCAGACGGAACGCCGGGGAAACCCAGCCCGCATATTCAACGACCAGCAGTTCGTGAGCAAAGGTGCCTGGCGAATTGCCGCCATTAATGACATTGACTGATTTTTGAGCAGACCGTAAATTCCCGGTCTGGATACTTTTCAATAGGTTAGAGTCTAACTCTGCAACAAGCTCTTTGGTTTGCTTCAGTCGCAACCATTCGTTCGGAGCTTTTTCTTTACCCGTCCCGCTCGAACGATGCAGGCAGTTCAGGTTAAAACGCCCTTCCGTGTCAGTGGTAATCGCTATACCCGCAATGACGGGCTGATTTTCCGCCCGGATGCTTGAAACGCTCTGGTGTTTATTGGTATTGTTTTCCATGAGTTCACTCCGTCGGGTGAATTTGAAATGATGTTACGTAGCGAAGTCAGAACAGGCCCGGTTGAGCATTCCCTCTTCCGGGCTTTTTCTTGCCTGACTTTCTCTCCGCAACTGTCGCCTGCCCTTTAGCCCACTGACGGGCGTAGAACAAACAATCGTCATACGCTCTGCCTTTGCGGCTCGCCTGAGACATACGGCGATAATGATCCAGTCCCACGCATGCCCCACCCTGAGCCACCTGTAATGGAAAACCTTCACCCACCAGCGCATCAGTGATGTGCTTTTTGATAAATTCTTCCGGCGCCATGTCACGCCTCTGTGTTTTCATTTCTTAATGGAGAAAAAATGAGGCTTTCTTTTGTTAAGCCAAGAGAGGGGGAAACTTTAGGCACTGCCGCCTCAATTCTTTCAGCCATCGCAACTGAGGGGCGACGAAACCCTAAAGCCATCTGGTTTAGATAGGCGACGCTTGTACCCGATAGTTGCGCCAACCTCTTCCACTCATCTGCGCTCATAGCCCTTCTAATTGAGATCAATCCCCTAGACATACTATCCCCTGCGCTGTATTCGTTATTAGCAACGTGCTAACATTAGCATACCAATGAAGAATGCAGCAATACGCTATAAAGCATTTTGCTAACAAAGGAGCATATGTGGAAATCAAAGACATTCGATTAAAAAATCTACAATCAGTAATTCAACGCAGTGGTTTGACGCAAACTGAGTTGGCTTTAAAATGTGATATATCACCTTCACTTATCAGCCAAATAATGACTAAGCGCAGGAATATGGGGACCGCTTTTGCCCGCAAGCTTGAGGGAAGACTTAATCTATCAGAAGGATGGTTTGACATGCCGCACTCTCTTCTCGACTCCCCGTGGCACCTAACAAAGATGGGCGAAAAAAAACACTCAACAACTGATAATGATCAGCAATTAACCAAAAGAGAAATCCGGCTTGTTGAACTATTCAGACAGATGCCAGAAAGTGAAAAAGATAGAATAATAAATGAGTTAGATGAAAAGAAACGGAGTTTCGACAAACTTCTTGATGAGTTAATGGCTGTCAAGGCCTCGAATATACCAATCGACAAAAATGAAAATGAATAATAAAAACATCGCATTATGAAAAAATAAGCAAATATTAGCATTTTGCTATTGTTAAAAATAACGCATCACGCTACATTCACTTCATCCAGCAAATTGATGAGGTGAATGTAATGTTCAGTACAAGCCACGGCCCCAACTCGATTAACTCCCTTTTACTTTGTGCTCAAGCAGCATTATTGGATGGTGTGGTTTCAAATCGTGACGTCATCAATGTTTTGGATGTAGCACAAGACCTTGTCTCATTATCTATCAATAATGCAACGAACAATGAAAATGTAAATTTTCCCCAAATCCAAAATGAAACCGCCCCAGCGTGTACTCCCAACTACTCAGATCTGATCTTGGGTGATCGCATCCTACTGGCCCGCGAAAACCTCGGTCTTACCGAAGCCGATCTCGCTCGCTTGCTCAACACCTACAGCGACCACATTTCTGACTGGGAATGTGGAATCACCGAACCCGCTGCGAGCATGATTATTCCGCTGGCTAATGCCCTCAAATGCGATCCGATGTGGCTGTTAACAGGCGAATCAGTAGCCGTTGCCCGGGAGTCATGATTCATGAAAACTTTCAAAGGCCTGCCATTAAATCCTGTAGAAGCATTTGCCAATATTGAAATCCTGCTAGCCGCAACTGAAATCATGTTCAGCGCCGATAATGCATCATTAAACCGAATCGGAACCATGATTTTAAATGCGGCCCACGAATATTGTTCAGCGGCGAGGGATTTCACGCCGGAGAATGAAAATGAATAATCATGACGCAATGATATCCATTGAACGGGCACAAGCCGTTCTGGACGCACTAATCGAATCCGATGTGGATCCCAAAACAACCGAAAGCAACCTGTTTGTTATTCGATCCCTTTTAGCTGATACGGAAAAGGCATTGTCAGCACCACAGGGTGAAAGTAAAGATGATATGTCCAGCATTCTGTGTGCTGCCGCTGATATCAGTCGCCAGCTAAAACAGGTTGCATTTTTATATCAGCAAAACTTCTCTCCGGACGAAGTGGAGTCGCAGCATTTTGTCATGGCGAGCCTTATTGCCAAATTAAGCCACCAGCTATGCACAGAAATTAAAGCAGCCGAAAACCTTACTTAATAACTTTAAGACTGAAATTTAATTACGCCTTAACCGGCGGGGATATCCACAGACTGAATTCAGCGGAGATATGTTTATGTCATTCGTGAAAGACAAAGCAGCATACAGAACAGCACTTATTATTTTTGTTACTTATGGCGAAGAGTATCGACATATTGCAGATCTCTTCATGCGCAAAGCCTACGGGAGATAATTATGATCCCTCTCGAATCGGTCAAACTGAATGCCGAAAATCTTTTTCATTTACTGGATTTGATGTCAATGAATTCTTCAAAATTGCAAGGCGGACAATTAGACCGGCTGCTGGGGTTGGCGCTCAATTTATCTGACGATATTCAGCAATGGTTTGATCAGGAGAATAAACGCCGTGAACAGCTTAATTGATTCACACCGAAGTAAACTTGCTCAGGCGAAACTGAATTCGTCCATGCGTCGTAACGGTAGACATATTCAAATCGTAAGGAAAGATAATGGCTCATTACTTCCTGTTTATCTGAATGAAGATATATTAACAAAGGCATTAATAACAATCTTCTAAGCAATGATTCATGAAAATCATAAACGTGCTGAGGCTGAAAGTATTATCGCAGAACATTATTCATTTTGCCTGAGCAAAAAAGAAACGCTCACCGCTCACGGCGCTAAATTTATGAATGAGCTGGTGGCATCCCTGGTCGAACTGGCCGCTGAAAAACGGGAGAGAAAATAATGCCTGGTCAAATGCTCCCCCGGCACAAACTCACCAGAAAGCAGCGGACATCATTTCTTGAGATGTGTCCCCCTCTGCCTCAGTGCGTAAGCCTGTGCGTACCACCAGGATTTACCGGGCTCGTCACGTTCGAGATAAAAGGCGGTGTGATCATGAGGCGGAGTGCACTGAGTGAAAACGATATGCGCTGTACGCCTGAGTCGCATCTCAATATTACACACCAGGCCAGGGGAGTCCCTGCACCGTTAAACCAGTCCGAACAAAAACCTGTGGCATTGATAACGAAAGGAAAAACCAGTGATCGATAACCGAACCGCCAGTGTGATTGACCAGGCCCTACAAAAATATGGCACGCCAGTCGGCCCGGTGTTCGTTGCTGAATACCACGGACGGATGAAGAAATGCTTCAGCCGTGACACGGCGATCCGTTACCTGGCGTTCTTTATGACAACCCGATGTTTCGAGCGCTCCGGATTCCGGCAGCGACATCCTGATGTGCTGACTATCCATCCCACTTTCGGAGAGGCATGGGAACGAGGCGGGGTTACCCGTGAATATTTTATGGCTCACAAACGCTGCATGCGCCGGCTGCGTCGCATCCTGGCCCGGAAGCGTGAAATGCAGAAATGGTACGAGAGGTGGGATGCGCTTCACGACAACCTTATCGGGATGAAAACCAATAAACCTTTTTAAGGAAATGAAGATGAATAACCAACTCATGACATTTAGTTCAGAAGAGCTCAATTTTTCGATAAGTGGGGTTCTTTACCAGGATAAACCAGCCTTTAATGCCGTCGAGCTGGCGAAGTCTCTGGGCCATGCCGATCCGCACGACGCACTGAAAAAACATTGTAAGTCACTGATTAAATTAAATTCCGGCGATTCGCAGGAATCAGGGTTTGGGTTCAGGCCGAAGGGTATAACCCTGGCGGGCCTGGCTGATTTGTTCCGCCTGATCCTGCGTAGCCAGCTTCCATTCGCTGAGCGTTTGCAGGACTGGGTTTGCGAGGACGTACTCCCGGCCATCATGACCACCGGCACTTACAGCGAAAGAAGCGCCAGTTGTTAAACCACACCAGCAGGAAACCAGCATGAACAACGATATTCTTTCTCTGGCCCGCGTCGTCGCAGAGGCAACCGCGTCAGCAACGATGAAAGCAGTGATGGAAGTATCGGGAATGAATGTTGTGGCGCAAAAGCCTGTTACAACCGATTTCCCTGCGGCTATCGAAAACACGCAGCCAGACAATGAGCATGAATATAGCCCTGTCCATAAGGTTTCCTGGGCTACCGGTCTGTCTGATGCAACATGCCGCCGTCTGGTGACGTTTTCCGGGATTCCCTCCCGTCATGTGGAAGGTGTGCGAGGTATGTGTGTGCATCAAGTAGCGTTTATGGAGGCCGCCCAGGCGCTGATCAACGAGTCCACACCACCAGCCGGTAAGCGCAAACGCTGGCAGCCCCCTGAGTTTGGCGGGTTTGAGCTTCGCCTGAAATCCGAAAACCAGCAGGAGGCCAAATGATGTTCATCTACACCGATATTCTCCGCGCCGCTTTATGCTGCGTTGCTGATGAAACCGAAGAGCACCGATATCTGCAGGGTATCCATATCACACAAACCCATATCAAAGCATGTAACAAGCATGCCTGTGTTTCGATGGAGCACGGCGCTGCGAACGCCATTGAAGGGGTGTTCATTGTCACTGGCGACATTCCTGATGAAGCAGAGGGTTCATACATCAAACCCTTGTACGGGGCGTTGGTTGTTGAACATATTAACCAGCAAAACCGTGTCGTCGGGCGTAGCAAGCTGGAGTCAGTCCACTGTCGATACCCCGATTTCAGCAACCTCCTCGTTGGTGAACCTGAGCCATGCGATACGCCACCAATATTTCAGGCGAAGTACCTTGCCCTCCCTCAACAGATGTTCGGCGAAGACTTTATCGTCCCGGTACAGATGAAGTCATGGGGCCAGGGGAAACCTTGCCAGCTGTTTTTCGACAAAGCTGTCAACCATATCTACGGGAATCCATTCATGGCGATCATGCCGATGCGTGATAACACTTTCGACCTCTGCGCGGAGTTGCTGAATGAAAAAGGTATGTGACGTGGTGCTCTTCACCCTCTTCTTCTCCAGCCTCTCTGGGCTGGGGTTAGCAGCAGGTTTCTTCTGCTTTCTCGGTGTAGCGGAGCTGTTAGGGAGAGTTCTGGCATGAATACTACGTATCAGGACTATGGTGCCGTGGCAAACGTCGTCATCACCAGCACCGTATGCGAGTTTCGCAAGCATAACCGGGTGGTTGATACCACCCTCTTCCTGGTGCCGGAAGTTGTTAGCGAACATCGCGGATTTTTCATCATGAAAACGGTTATTTCCGGCAAAGTAAATCACACGTTACGTGCCTACAAAACAGCGCTGCGGGAGGCGGGGCGATGCCAACGATGAAAAGGGTATCGAAGGACCGCCTGGTCGACATCAACGACGAACTGGTCAACGCCAGCGTCCATATTGATGACGGATGCGACCATACGAAGCGGCTGGTGTGGAAAATGAATGGCAGGCGGGATATGCGGAACGGTGTCAGCGTACCGATGCCACCTGCACCGAAAGTAGCAGCGGTGAAGATCGAACCGAAGAAGAAGCCCCGGAAACGGGATTACCAGGTGATGCAGAAAGCGATTAGTACGGTGTGAGGTGGGTATGCAGACAATTATTACGCTGGAGCCGAATGAGTGGGTTACAGAAGATCTGTTAATTGCAGTGACCGGGATGAAACGAGGTACGATTTCTCGGGCGCGCAAAAAATCATGGCTCCTTGGCCGCGAGTACAAGCATGTTTCGCCAGAGGGCGAGCCAAAACCCACCAGCGAATGCATGTACAACCGCAAAGCCGTGGATGCCTGGATTGCGGCACAAAAACAACCAATTTGGTGATCGGGGAGCATGAAAAAGGTAAGCTTACGACGCTCCTGGACGTCAGGAGGGATAAATGAGTAAAGCATCATACCCAACGGGCGTTGAAAACCATGGTGGCTCACTCCGCATATGGTTTTTGTATAAAGGCAAGCGTGTCAGGGAAAATCTCGGTGTCCCTGACATCGCGAAAAACCGCAAGGTTGCCGGGGAGTTGCGTACCTCAGTCTGCTTTGCTATCCGCATGGGTAGCTTCGACTACGCTTCGCAGTTCCCGGACTCATCCAACCTTAAACTTTTTGGGCTGGGTAAAAAAGATATCACCGTGCAAGAACTCGCTGACAGGTGGCTTGAGCTAAAGAAAATGGAAATCAGCACCAACGCAATGGGCCGCTACTGTTCCATCATACGCAACATGGTTCCACGAATTGGCGGGAGCAGGCTGGTATCTTCTGTTACCCAGGAAGATCTGCTGTTTATAAGAAAGGATTTGCTGATCGGATATCATGTAATGAAACGAGGCCATCGTACTCCTGTAAAGGGGCGCTCAGTACCGACGGTAAACAATTACATGGGCACAATAGCCTGTATGTTTCAGTTTGCCATGGACAATAACTACATCAGTGCAACCCCCTTCACGGGTATTGCACAACTAAAAAAATCACGCCCGGAACCAGATCCGCTAACCCGTGATGAGTTTGTTCGGCTCATTGATGCATTTCATCACCAGCAGCTAAGAAATATGTGGTCTTTGGCAGTTTATACCGGTGTTCGTCACGGCGAGCTGGTCGCATTAGCCTGGGAAGATATAGATCTGAAAATTGGAACTATGGTGATCCGGCGCAACCATACACTAACAAAGGAGTTCACCCTGCCAAAAACCAGCGCAGGAACTGACAGGGTGATCCACCTAATAAAACCAGCCATTGATATTCTAAAAAAACAAGCCGAAATGACACGGCTTGGCAAACAGCATCTTATTGAGGTGAAGCTGAGGGAGTACGGAAGGGCAGAAACTCATCCCTGTACTTTCGTGTTCAACCCACAAGTCACATCGCGAAATCGCCTGGCAGGGCATCATTACGCGGTTGGTTCTGTTAACCAGATGTGGGAAACAGCAATGCGTCGAGCCGGGCTACGTTACCGGAAAGCTTACCAGTCCAGACACACATATGCATGCTGGTCGTTAGCTGCAGGTGCAAATCCGAACTTCATTGCTAAACAAATGGGTCATGCTGATGCCCAGATGGTGTACCACGTATATGCTGCATGGATGGCTGAAAACAATCAGGAGCAGATTGTTATTCTGAATCAAAGGCTATCCGATTATGTCCCAACCATGCCCCATGAAGTTAATCACGGAGCAACAAAAAAGTAA